ATGATTAAGTTCTTTGGAGAATCTCCTCGGTATATTCTGTTTACCGATGGCGCTAACGGTGTCATCATTGACAAGTATACCAATATGGTAGATGAGGTAGGAAGTCTCGGTCTTTTGGCATCTGCTCTTCCATGGAAAAAAGTAGACTGTAAGATCGATCAAGCGCATTATGACCTGGCCGCAGGCGCGCTCGCAGATTTAGAAGTCAAGGTTATAACTGCGTCTGGCAGAATGTATACGATACCCAAAGGCGTTCAAGCAGAAGCAAAGAAAGCTTTGGAATGGCGTAAAGAGCACAAGCGTGGTGGAACTCCAGTGGGCGTAAACACCGCCCGCACTCTTGCCAATGGCGGTCAAATCGGTATTGAAAAAGTTCGTCATATTGCTAAGTACTTTCCTCGTCATGAAATTGACAAAAAAGCAAAAGGCTACGAGCCAGGCGAAGACGGCTTTCCATCACGAGGGAGAATCGCATGGGCTCTTTGGGGTGGCGATGCTGGATGGCGTTGGGCCGAAGCAATCGTTGAACGTGAAAATAAAAAAGTTGTTCGCGCCGACGGGTACATTATTGAGCACGACGGGAGCTCATTTGAAGACTACGAAGCTCCTTCAATGTACGATGCAGACGTTGACTTTTTTTCGGACGAAAACTCAGTTTTTATTGCGCGAACTCACGATGACGGTTCAGGAATAGACCGTTTATACACGATTGACGAAGACGGTGGATCGCTTGTTTGGGACGACGGCCAGTGGGACGATCTTTCTTTAGGCGACAATGTAGACATTTACAGCATTGATCGTGCGCTTGATTCTGAAGTTGAAGACAACACAGAATATTCTCACATCGTAATTGACACGGCATCAGCACTTATTGCGTCCGCGTATCTTCAAACTTTACCGTTTACGCCAGTTTCAATTGACAATATTAACGAAGAAGAAGCAGCTCTTATCGCCTCTGCGCTTGATGATATTGACTGGACAATTATTGATACAATTACTGCGGCCGGAGAAGAAGGTCTTGAAGGCGATTCAACGCCAGGCGAGTACACGCCGGAAGAACGCTCACAAAGAGCACGCTCACAGGTACGCGACAAGTCAGGCAAGTTTGCAGCAAAAGGTTCTCGAGTAGTAGTTGGCGGAGATTCTTCGCAACGCGGGAATATTACAAAAATCAACGCCGCGAGTCAAAGTGTAACTGTTCAACTTGATAGTGGAGAGTCCGTTGACGTTCCAGCAAATCAAACTGAAAAAGAAGAAGCGTTTACGCCGCAGACAACTCAAGCACCGCCTGTCCAAGAAAGACTAGACGTTTCTGGAATTCTTGGTCAACCACGTCAGCCTATAAACAATCCAAAGGCTGTCATTCCGAACGCGCTGCCCGCTCTTACTTCTGATCAACTTGGTCAAATGCTCGCTGATTTCCCTGCCTGGGTAAAAAGCCAACGCGATTTTGCAGAAAAAAATAGGTACACGCCTCCTAGCAAAGAGCAAATAAACAAGCAAATACAAGATCGTCGCAAGCAGACAGAAAAGGCTTTTGGAGAAAAGCTTATTACTACAGATCTTAAGCAGCACCCGCTTTTTAAGAACTTGTTTAAGAAAAATCCAAAGTACAATTTATACTACGACTATAAATTTACAGCATCAGGCGCAGTAGTAAGCGCACTAGAAACCGCAAAGCCTGTAACACCACAAACGTCAGATGTTCAGCCTCTTTACATGGCAATCGTGTCTCCAGAAGATCCGTCTGCAGTTTTTGATCTTATTGCGGTTGTACCCGCAAGCGAAACTTCGACAAGCCCAGCTACTTTCAAACGTGAAGACGCTAAATGGGTGCCGGACGCTCAGATTCTTGCAGACTTGATGTCCCCAACACCTCCGCCTGTTGTGCCGCTTGACGGAAACAACTTGGTTGATGTTTTAGAGCAAGTTGACAAAACGTCCGCTCCCGCTGCTGCAGCCGATTCTGAGCCTGCAGAGCCACTTGCAGCCGCTGGCGGAGCTGATCGCAATCGTGGAAACGCAGAAAAATTGCGCAGGTACTGGACAATCGGTAAAGGTGCTATAAAAATTCGCTGGAACACTCCAGGAGACTGGACACGTTGCTACCGTCAGCTTTCAAAATACATGGGACCACGAGCAAAAGGATATTGCTCTCTTCGTCATAAAGAAATGACAGGCGTGTGGCCCGGAAGCAAGTACAACGTTGGCAAAAAGAAAAGAAACGTACGTGCTAGCGGACTTTTGGAAATTAACGTCCCAAGTGAAGAGCAAGTACTAAACGCTTTGCATCTTCAGGCGCGCATTAATGACGCTCGAGAGCGAGTGCTTCTTGCTGGCGGAGCGGTAGCTACCGAAGGCGCTAAATTTACGATTCCTCTTGTAATTCCAGAAGACATTGAGTCCGGCGATGGAAGAAAATTCCGCAAGGGTTCAATAGAAGTACGTGATTTACCGCTTCCTCTGTTGTGGCAAGTTAAAACTGCTGATGGCCACGACGGCTCGTTTGTAGTTGGAAGAATTGACCGCATGGAGCGAACAGAAAACGGTATCGGAAATGCTTACGGAGTATTCGACGTAAGCGCGTACGGCCGTGAAGCAGAGCGAATGGTTCGTGATGGATTTATTCGTGGAGTTTCTGCGGATCTTGACAAGTTCGAAGCCAGTGAAGGCGAAAGCGAAGACGACGTCGAGGCTGCGAAAAAAGACGATAAAAAGAAAAAAATTGGCGGAGGCAAGATTGACATCGATCGTGCCCGCGTCATGGCAGTTACAATTGTACCCAAGCCTGCATTTCAAGAATGCAGAATCTATTTAGAAAACACAGATGCAGGCGCAAGCCAGGAGGAAGACATGTTAAATGTCCCAGACGGAATTTATGTAGAAGACATGGAAGGCGCAGAAGCGCAGTCAATTGTCGCATGTGGAATGGTTGCTGGAGCTATCCCAGACGTACCGCCTGCCGAGTGGTTGCAAAATCCAAAATTGACTGGACCTACGCCTCTTACAATTGGCGATGACGGCCGAGTGTTTGGTCACATCGCAGCGTGGCATGTTAACCACATTGGAATGACTGCTGGCACAAAGCCACCACGCAGTAAAAGCAAGTACGCGTACTTCCACACTGGAGTGCTACGCGCCGATGACAGTAAAGACTACCCAGTTGGCCAGCTAACACTTGCCGGCGGTCATGCGTCTCTTGAAGCAAGCGCGCTCGATGCAGCACGTCACTACGACGATACAGGATCCGCAATTGCTGATGTGCACGCTGGAGAAGATGCGTACGGCATTTGGGTTGCAGGTGCTCTTCGTTCATCTGCTACACCAGAGCAAATTCGTGCATTGCGCGCATCTGCTCCTTCCGGCGACTGGCGCCCAGTTAATGGCGCGCTTGAGCTTGTAGCCGTTTGCCAAGTAAACGTTCCAGGATTCCCAATCGCTCGTGCTCGAGTAGCATCTGGCCAAGTGTACGCGCTTGTTGCCGCTGGTGCTCAAGTTTTAGCAAAAATGAAATCAGATCCTTTAACCGAGCTTGCTCAGCGAGTTGAAACTCTTGAAGCAAAGAAAGGCCACGAGCTTTCTACCAAAGCTGAAGCAGCAAGGCAAAAAGTTGCAGCAGTAAAAACTGAACAGCAGGCTACTCTTTCTACCAAAGCTGCTGAGCTTTCCATGCGTGTTCGCGGACCAAAAATTGAAGAACAAAAAGAAGAAGTAGATGCTAGCGTCGCTCCTGATGAACTTCAAGCTCGTATCGCATCTGCGGCTGCTGAAGCACAATTGGCAAGCATCTCTATGCGCGCTCGCAAGCGCCTTGCAAAAGAAGGCAAGGCACTTCCCGACGGCTCGTACCCAATTCGTAACGCAAGTGACTTGCGCAACGCGATTCAATCGTACGGTAGGTCAAAGCCTGGCGATCGTGCAAAGGTTCGTCGTCATGTTGTAAAGCGTGCCCGTGCTCTTGGCAAGACAGAGATGATTCCAGAAAATTGGAAAACAGCGTCAATGATTGCCGAAGATATTGCAGATATTCGCGCACAGGTGGCATCTGCTAAAGCCGCTTTAGACGCAAATATTACTGAAATTACAGAAAGTTAGAAGCAGTTGTGGCACGTCCAAAAGGCACGTACGTCTCAGGTGTAAATCAGCCTCGAGACATGAAAGGCAAGTTCAGAACAGTTCTTGCCCGCATTAAACAAGATCTTGGCAATGCAGGCCTTCAAAACGTTATTGAAAAAGTAGAAGAAACTGAAGGTCTAAATAACGCCGGCAACTACAGTGCTGCTGTTGCAGCCGCCGCTGACCTTTTGAGCGTTATTGATCGTATAGACTCGGGCGGCCTAAACCCAGATGCCCTTGAAAATATTAGGTCTTCAACCGCTGCTCTTGGGCAATTGATTGCTAACCTGCCTTTACCGTTCGGAGATCAAACAGACAAGCTCAGATATACTGACTTGCCGCCAGTGCTTAAAAACATGATCGATGACATGATGGATCGTGTAGAGCAAAAAATCGGCAAAGAAGACGCCGATGCTGCTACAGAAAATCTTAGAAAATTCAAGTCTGGTTCTAGCGTAATGTCGCAATCAGACGTATCTTCTGAGATGAACGTTATGCTAAGGCTACTTACATAATTGTGATAATATAAAAGATAGGCAAGTGCCTCCACACTGAGTGTGTTTGGAGTCCCTTTCCTTGGACAGAAACCCGATGTAGACCTATAGGTGGTCTACCCTGACTGGCCCGGAGGAGGGACAGTGGACCGTATCAAGCAAATGCTCGACACGATTACAGAGCTGACCGACGAACAAATCGTCGAGCTTCAGACTGAAATCGTTACCGAGTTCGAAACGGTAGAGGGCGCAGAGCCAACCACAGAAACAGTTGATGCCATGACAACTCTTGCAGACATGCTTGACAAAGTCCGTGACGAAGCAAAGCGTCGTGAAGCACAAGCACAAGAGCTTGCTACACGCGCTGCAGAAGCCACAGACCGAGTCAAAGCTGCCGCAATGGATGAGCCCATGGAAGAGATGCCAGATGCCGAAGAAGCACCTGAAGCACCTGAAGCCGAAGAGGCCGAAGATGCAGAAGAAGCCGATGAGGACAAAGAAATGGCATACAAGAAAAAGGAAGACAAGGCAATGACCGAAGCTTCCGCTGTGACTGAGGAAGTATCTGAGCTTTCTACTGAACCAGAAGCTGCAACAGAAGATGTTGTAGTCGAAGAAAACACCGCAGAAGCTGCGACAGACCCAGAAGAAGCAGAAGATGCTTCAGCTGACGTTCCTGCCGAAGCAGAAGCAAGCACACAAGAAATTACAACCGCTTCAGAAATGGAGCAGGAAGGTCAGGAGGCAACAACAATGACTGCCGCCGCACATGAAGAGGGTCAGAACGTAGACGTTCAGGCTCCCGCTGACCGCCGTCCAGTTCAAGTCACGGAAGCTGCACCAGTGGTCATCACTGCTGGCGCTGATATCCCTGGCTACACTGCAGGTGGCCAAATGACAGATTCAATCGACATTGCTGAAGCTATGGTTTCACGCTTGCACGGTCTTCGCCGTGTAAAGGGTGGCGACGGCGAGCAGCACATCGTTGCATCTATCACCACACAATACCCAGAGTCACGCGTTCTTACACAGGACACAGAGTCTAACGTCGCCAAGATCAAGGCAGTTGCTTCTCCAGAAGCACTTGTCGCTTCTGGTGGTCATAGCACTCCGTTCGAAGTTAAGTACGACATTTTCGGATTTGGCACAAATGATCGCCCAGTCCGTGATGCGTTCCCACGCTTCGCAGCTGACCGTGGCGGTATCCGTTACATCATTCCACCAGTACTGAGCAGCTACGGCGATGCAGTCGGCGTGTGGACAAATGCAACAGACACCAGCCCAGGCACAGACGTTAAGTCAAGCCTTACCATTACTGCTGCTACAGAGACCACAGTTGCTACTGACGCTGTGACCTTGCAACTTCAGTTCGGTAACTTGATGACACGCGCTTACCCAGAGTTGGTTGCACGTCATAACGAGCTTGCTCTTATCCAGCACGCACGTGAAGCTGAGCAGTACCTTATCGGCAAGTTGAGCGATGCTTCTACAGCAGTTACATCGACAAGCCTTATCGGTTTTGCTCGTGACTTCCTCGTTCAGGTTGGCCGCGCAGCTGCTGCATACCGTAGCCGTCATCGTCTTGACCCTGCAATGCAGCTCAAGGCAATTGCTCCATCATGGGTAAAGGACGCAATGCGTGCTGACCTCGTTTTGGCAATGCCTGGAGACGGTACATTGAGTGTCGCTGATGGAGAAATCGAGGGCTACCTCGCAGCTCGTGGAGTAAGCATCACATTCTCGCCTGACATGACAGTGTTCGGCGCGCAGAGTGGCGGCGCAATGCTCGAGTTCCCAGACTCATTTGATTGGTACTTGTTCGCAGAAGGAACATTCTTGTTCCTTGACGGCGGAACTTTGGACCTTGGAATCATCCGTGACTCAACCCTCGTAGGAACCAACGATTACAAGATGTTCGTTGAAACCTTCGAAGGTATTGCAAAGGTCGGCGTTGAGTCGATCAAGGTTACATCCACCATTTCGGTTAACGGCGTGGCAGCAGCCCTCCGTGACACAACCGGTGGTGCGACAGCCGCTGCAATCGAGTACTGATCCAGTTAGTCAGATATACCTGAGGAATCCCCTCGGGCTGTCAATTCGGCAGCTCGGGGGGATAACTCGGTCAGTCAATAAGAATTAAGGATTTACAAAATGGCTTTTCCAAGAAACGGCGTAGTTGAAGCACCAAAGATTACCCCAGCTGATTACGGGCTTTTCGCCGTTGCCAAGCCAGAGGACTCTTCCAACGAAGATCGTTGGATTCGTGGTTTTGCTCAGGAATGGCAAACAAGTCTTTACTCAGCAAAACTGTGGGACTCCACAGACACAACGTCAGATGCAGTAGCGTCTGATGCAACACCGACGTACTACACCGAGATTGACCCGTTTTTTATTGAAACAGAAGAAGTCATCTCTACATTTGGTTTTCTTGGCCTTGACAGAATCGAAAGAATCAAGGCCCAACTTGAAGGCGTAACGCAAAAAGCAGTTGAACAAGAGCTATGGGAAGGCGCGATTCGTCAAGGCGAAACGCATGACAACCTTGCTCTTTCGAGCGCAGCCGCAACTGTTCTTAATAGCGGAACTGCACTCAATGCAGTACGCGCCTTAGCGCTACTCGATTATACAATTGGCGCAACTTCTCCCTGTGGCGAGCAAGGTGTTATTCACATGACACGAGACATTGCCGCTTTGCTGTCAAGCAGCTATATGCTTTTTCATTCGGAAGATGGTCGTCTTGAGACAGTATCTGGAACGCCAATTGTCATTGGCTCTGGCTACTCTGGAGTTGGCCCAACGGGAGCAACCGGAGCCACCGCTTCTGCTATAAATAAATGGATGTATGCTACAGGCACTGTCAAGACATACATTGGCAAGATTGACGTCGTAAACGACAATCTTTCTCAAGCATATGATGTATCTGGAAACCAAAACGACATGCGGCTGAAAGCGATTCGCCCAGCGGCAGTTTATTTCGACACGACGGTACACCTGGCTGTTAGAGTAGATCTATCAGCCGCAATCTAGTTAACAACTCAAGGAGAAAAAACTAAAATGGCAACTCAAGACTATGCCGCGAGTATTCAGGGAGTGTCAATTCGCGTGACGCGTCTTGATGCGGCCGGCAACTTACTCAATAGCCCAGGAGACAGCTACACGACATCTGCGTTTATGCGTCTGTCTTTTACGCCTGAATACGAAGAAGGCGATGAAATCGTAGAAAAGTCCGCAAACGGAATTATCTGCGTTTCATACAAAGCCCCAGATACTCTGAAAAGAGTAACAATGGAAGTTGCAATCTGTGAACCAGATCCCGAGCTTTCGCAATTGATGTCCGGCGGTCTTTTGCTTCGCAAAAACCTTGGAACATTCGCTGCGCCAGATCGCAAGAGCATCGGTTGGGCAGCTCCAGCAGTTGGCGACGACCCAGCAGGAAACGGTGTTGCAATTGAGGTTTGGTCGTTCGCTGTTAAGGACGGCAAGCGCGCTGCAACTCTTCCATACTTCCACTGGGTGTTCCCATTCTGTCGCTTGCGCCAGTCTGGTGACCGCGTGATTGAAAACGGTATGATGGCAAGCACATTTGAAGGCTACGCTCTTGGAAACGCTACATTTGGTAATGGCCTTGATGATCGCTGGGAGTTCCCAGTTGCTACAGAGCGTCCGTACTCCTATGCACGTGGTTCATGGGCGCCGACTGGCCTCAAGGGTTTTTACGAGTGGCACGGAGACCTTACTGCGTCAATTACCAACAGTGCTCGTACAGGCAGCATTGCGACGATCACTACAGCTGCAGCGCACGGTTTCCGTGTAGGAGACAGCGTGACAGTATCTGGAACAAATGGTAATCCAGCTCTTGAAGGCACTTGGACAATCGCCACTGTGCCAACAACAACAACGTTCACGTACACCACAACAACAAGCGGAACAATTACATCCGCTGCTGACACTGGTACAGCACTTGTTGAAGTTGGGTACTGGGCAGTTACAGACTTCTTGTCGCAGGGTTCAACAACTGAGTATAACACTCCAGGTAATGCGAACTACAATGCAGATGAGTCAATTGACTTCATCATTGCATCGGCAGAGGATCCCACTTCCTAATTAACAACTAATCAGTCGGTCGGCGGCGCGTCTTTGGTATAAAATTACTTAGACGCGTCGCCTCCGCATTTGCGACGAGATACGAGGACAAATGTCAAACCTGTGGATTACGCCTGAAGAACTTGGTGTCTATGCTGACACAGAGTTTGCATATGAAGCTGCTAAATCTGCTTCGTATCTTATGTGGTCACTTTCCGGAAGAAAGTATAGTGGAACTACCACGGTCACAGAGCGTTACGTCTGTGCGACACTGTCGTATCGTTACGGCCCATCGGTACGAAACAACAAGGCCGAGCTAATTCTCGGTGATGTGTACAATATTCCATATACAGATATGGACTCGTACACAGCAGTAACAACTGACGGCCTGTCTCCACAATCTCGCCTTCGCCTTCGCGGTCGCCCTGTTCAAAAGATTCATACAATTCGCAACAGGACGGGCGTTGTAATTGACCCAAGCAGCTACTACTTAGTAGACCACTCTACAATTCAAGCAGTGTCTGGTTCACGATGGACTCCGTGCGACATTGAAGTAACGTACACCTACGGCACTGAACCACCAGCTATGGGCAGGCTTGCCGCAAGAACATTAGCCTTTGAGTTCTGTAAATTGTGGAACAATGACGATGACTGTATGCTCCCTCAGCGCGTAACATCAGTATCTCGACAAGGCGTTTCTTACACAATTCTTGACAGTCAAGAATTTATTGACGATCTACGCACTGGACTGTACGTCGTTGACATGTTTCTAAAGTCTGTAAACCCAGACAAGGCACGAGCCAAAGCACGAGTCTTTACGCCCGATGTCCCACGCGGTAGAAGATACACTCCTAAAGGTAAGAAACTCGCAGCAAGTGCTCTTGATCTAAATATCACAGCAGGTAGCACTGGAACTGTTAATGTTTCGCTAAGCTCTATTAACGCTATGTTTTTGGCAGAAGAGCTCGGCTGGTCTCCATACATTATTATACGAAGCTACGGTGAAAGTGCTTCAATAACATTGGACGACGTAGTTACATTGTCTGATCCGACTCCGGCAACAATCAACTTGACTGCCGTTCGTCGTGATGACGACATTGCAAGTTTAACGACATCAGCTGCACATGGACTTGTACCTGGCGCAGTAATTACTGTTAGCGGAATTGACGGAAGTTTTAACGGCACTCATACAGTTCTAAATACGCTAACTCCAACTACATTTACTTATGAAAATGAAGGAGTTGACATTGCTTCTACAGTAATTTCTGCAACTGCCACGGCCACCGCTGATAACCGTATGACTATTACTGTTGAGTACAATGACATGCTAAAAACAGTTGGTAAAGTTGATCCAGGGACATACGACCTGTACGCGCAAAGAGACTCTGGATCAGAAATTGAAACAGTCTACATTGCGTCTGGCAATGTTTCAACTATTCTTGCTTCTTCAATTATTAGCGCGTACACGTTAGGCTAGCAATGGGAATTGTAGATATTAGCAACGTTTCCGATAATGTCACAAATATTGTTGACTTTATGAACGAAGTTCTTCAAAGAATTGTTGACACGTTTGGGAGCAACAACGTGCCGTTACCAGCTCGGCAATATTGGACAGTAGGGCAAACTGCCATAGACTGTGAACAACTTGTCGTAACGCTTATTCAAATTTATTTAGGGCCGCCTGGAGATCAAGCGTCATCTCCGCAGCGATGTAACATGCCAAGAACCGCAGTTATGACTGTCACTCTTGCACGAGAAATCCCCGTAGTCGGGCAAAATGGACGACCGCCATCTGCTGAAAAAATTCAGCAGGCCGCGTACATTTCAGCAATTGATGCGTACACAATGATGCAATCAATGAATTTGTTTGATGTTTGGGAAGAAGGTGGGTTTGGTCCTGGAGTTATTGCCACCGCAGACATTCCCGAACCTCAAGGTGGATTTCAACTTGTCAACCTTCAACTAACGATGGCGATTCCGTAATGGCTGATATTACAATGTCAAAGGTTATTTTTTATAAGCCTCAAATGGACATGATGCTAAAACAACCGCAAGGGGAAGTTGGCCGGTATCTGCACGTACGAGGTAGAGCAATTCAGGCCGCGGCGCGCGCACAAGTAGGCGTAAGAACTGGAGCCTTGCGAGCTTCTATTATGATTTCACAGGAGCGAGCAATTGGCGGACAAAAAATGAAAGTTGGATCTAGTCTGCCGTACGCTCTTATGCATCACGAAGGTACACGCCCTCGAGTTATTAACGCGCGGCCAGGCGGAATGTTAAGATTTACTAGAGGAGCTCGCGTAGTGTATACGCGGCAAGTTATGCACCCAGGGACAAGGCCAAATAAATTTCTTTCAGATAATTTGTATTTGGCGCTGGTATAGGCTTTTTTCTTAGTAAAATAAAGATGTTGTCAAAAGACAATAATAGCAAAGACATGGAGAAAAAATTATGTCAAGATTCAAAGACTTTGGCGAAGGAGCTGCAGGAGAAACTGAGCCTGTAACTTTTAAGCTGCACGGCGAAGAATTTACTTGCCAGGCCAATGTACCTGGAAAAGTTCTTTTAGACTTAGTAGCAAAAGGCGCAGAAGATGACTCCGGTGCTGCAGGCGCAGTCATGGTTAACACTTTTTTTAAGGCTGTTCTTTTGCCTGAAAGCTACGATCGCTTTGACGAGCTTGCAACAAACCCAGAAAAAATTGTTACTGTAGAAACTATTGGTCAAATTGTTGAATGGCTAATGGAGCAGTACGCTGACCGCCCTACGGAACGGCCAGAACTTTCGCCAGATGGGCGATAGATCTCTGGCCGTATGTTAACGGCAAAGCTTTAATGTCCGGGATTCGTCTCGAAAAATTAAGCATGGCAGATATGCTTGATGTAATTCATTACATTTTTGAGTCTGATTCTTTATCAATTTCTTCTTCTGAGCACGCTGACGCAAAAGACGCTGTCAGATCGACAATATATGAAGAGCTTTACAACCGATCATACGACTATGGTTCAAAAAAGAAAAGTAATGACTTTTCAAATATTGATGCCCCGTTTGGAGATTTTGAGGATGACTTGCCGGTGCCTGTTGACCCATTTGAAAGATCTGGCAATGTGCCGCCTAAGCCGTTTGTGCCTGCTACTCAAATGGACGAAAACTCTCCATTGCCATTTGGCGGCGCACTTGACGCGCCACTCAGGTAGTTTGAGTTGAGATAAGATATTGACTGACGCAGCAGAAGGAGGTGACAACTTACCATGACAATCGTAGGTGAAGCTCATATCATTGTGCGCGCCATTACAACCGGCGTTGGTCCAAGCATTCAAAATGCGTTTAGACAAGCAAACGCGACTGCGGGTAGATCTGGCTCGCAAATGGGTCGGTCTTTTACTCAAGGATTTAGCAGATCCAGTAGCAAGCAATTTTCTAAATTTAGACAAGAAGCCATCGCTTCTGCTGATGCTTTTGCGTCATTAGTAAGAAGAGGTTATGCTCTAGGGCCAGCAATTGCAGTGGCTGCTGGTGGGCTTGCATCTCTTGTTTCTGGCCTTGTTGCGTTCGGTGCTCAACTAGGCGCTGCACTGCCGTCTCTTATTGTGTTTCCCAGCGCGCTTACGGCTTTAGCTCAAGCGGCAATTACTGCCAAACTTGCGCTGGGCGGAGTGTTTAAGGCAGTCGGAGAACTTGGTAGAGCAAAAGCTCCTGCAGTCGATCAAATGCCTGCAAAACTTCGCGCGTTTGAAAACGCTCAACGGAGGGTAAAAGACGCACAAGAAGCGCTAAACAGAGCGTACCGCGCAGCTGAAGAACGATTACAGCAGCTTGGATTTGACTCAGAAGACGCTGCTCTTGCGCAGCAGCGCGCTGCAATGGATCTTGAAGACGCGCGAAAAACTTTACAACGAGTCCAAGACCTGCCGCCAAACTCAAGAGCTCGCCAAGAAGCCGAGCTTGCATTTAAAGAAGCTGATCTTAATTACCGTCGAGCAATTGACAGAAGTTCTGATCTTGTCGAAGAACAAAACAGAGTCAGTGAAAACGGTACTCTTACTGCTGAGCAGCAAGTTGAGCAGTCTGACGAAGTTCTCGGTGCTCAACGTGAGCTACGCGATTCACTTGTTGGACTTGCTGAAGCGCAGAAAGATCTTAAAAAAGCTCAGTCAGGCGGCGGACAGCTTACTGAATTTAATAAACTGTCAAAAGAAGCACAAGAGTTTGCAAAATATTTATCGTCACTTTCGCCCGAAATACAGAAGCTAAAAGACGCCGCTGGCAAAAAAATGTTTGCGCCTCTTGAAGACGCTATACAAAACTTAGTAGACAATTTTTTCCCAAGACTAATCCCGCTGCTGGAAGATACTGGCGAAGCATTCGGCAATACGATGCTCGAGTTTTCTAAAATTGTTACTGAAGAAAATAATCTAAAAAACTTTGAAACAGTCGGCCGAACAAACATTGACACAATTGGAAAATTAGGTCTAGTCACTGGGAATCTGTACAGCGCCTTTCTTTCACTGCTCGCAGCGGCAGATCCGCTAGTTCGTAGATTTACAGATTGGCTCGTAACTCTTACAGGTACATGGAAAGAATCTTCAGAAGCAGCAAATCAAACTGGTAAGCTCACAGAAAGATTCGAGTATGCCGGAGATGTGGCTGCGCAGCTTGGCAGAACGTTTAGAAATATTTGGGAAGGGCTAAAAAATATTGGTAAAGCGGCTGCAGGGCCAGGCAGCGGCGGCGAAATGCTTGTTAATGCGTTTGAAAAAGCCACTGAAAGGTTTAAAGAATTTACTGGAGAATTAGAAAAAAGCGGAAAGCTTGAAGAATACTTTAAAGGCGTTGCAGAAAACGTAATTGCAATCGGAGGTGCCGTTAGCACGCTTGCTCTTGAGTTTCTAAAACTTGGCGATGATGAAGCAGTTGGAAAAACAGCAAAACTACTCCCCGGCATATTTGAAGCAATTGGTGGCGCTCTTGCTAGGTTAATGGAAGCCGCGCCAGCAATGGGCGAGTTTGGCGGAAAGCTTGTTGATTTTTTAGCGATATTTGCAGAAAGCGAATCTATCAATAACTTTTTTAGAGCTCTTAGCTTTGCCATGGACGTTTTACTTGCTATTTTTAGCAATCCAGTAATTCAAAAAATTACACTTTTTGTAGGAGCTCAGCTAGCGTTTGTTAAAGCCGCACAGCTCATGTTTATAATCGGTAACCGCGTTTTTCTAATTCTTTCCGGCTATGTAATGAAGCTAGTTACAGCGTTTAAGTTTTTATCCAGTAGCGTAAGTGCTATTGCGTATATTTTTGGCGTAGCTACTTTTAAAGTTTGGCTTATTATTGCTGCAGTTGCTGCAGTAGTTGCAATATTTGTAATCATGTATAACAAGAGTGAAACTTTACGTAAAGCCCTAAAAGATCTTGTTGAAAAGGTTATGGGAGCTCTTAAAGACGGCTGGGACCGAATTAATGAAGCAATTAAAGAAGCTATGCCAAGTGTTGACGGCGTCAACGGGCTGTTTCAAAGAATAGGCGATACCTTAAAAACTGTTGGAGACTTTATAGGTACGTTTATTGTGCCTCTTTTTAGCGTAATTCTTGTCGGCGCAATTGGAATGATAGTTGACAGAATTGTTGGATTTATTAAAATTGTCGGCGGCATTATTGACATCTTTAAAGCGGTTTGGCAATTTCTTCAGGGAATTTGGGCGTTAATTACTGGCGATACAGATAAAGCTGTTGAAAAGTTTAAGGGTGCTTTTGGTAGTCTTGTGTCGGGAATCGGAAGAATATTTGGCGGCATTTTTGACATTGTTACAGCACCTTTTAGAATGGCATTTAATCTCATAGCAAAAATGTGGAACAATACAGTTGGAAAATTGTCGTTTAAGTTCCCAGGCTGGGTTCCAGGTTTAGCTGGTAAAGGTTTTGATGTACCCGATATCCCACTTTGGGGCGGCGGCGGCGGCGGTTCAGCGCCGAGAGGCGACGGATTTACTGCATTAAATATTCCTCAGTTTGCTTTAGGCGGAACAGTAATGCCACGACGAGGCGGAACGCTTGGTCTTATCGCTGAAGCAGGTCGTCCAGAGCGAGTTGAACCTCTCGACCCAGACGGTCTTTCGCGTCGTGATAAAGCAATTATTTCAATGTTGTCTGGTGGCGCTGCAGGCGGCTCAACTATTAACGTCTATCCATCGCCTGGCATGAACGAAGTTGAACTCGCCGCGCTTGTAAATCGTCAACTCTCATTTGCCATGAAAAAGGGAGCGGCGTAGTTTATGATTAAGATACAAAAAAATCTAGGAGAACCTAATGGCTTATTTAATTGACGGAACCACTGA